AAACAAATAAAACAAGCACTACTGAATTAACCAATTTAGTTTTACAAGTTGTTAAACAGAATAAGGAGTTAGCTTCTCAAAACCAAGAATTAACCAATAAATTATTTGAAGTTTGTAAAAATAGTATAACAAATAATATTACAAACACGAATTCTCATAACAAAACCTTTAACCTTAATTTATTTTTAAATGAAACGTGCAAGGATGCTATGAATATAATGGATTTTGTTGATTCTTTAAAACTTCAACTGTCTGATTTGGAAAATGTTGGAAAAATTGGCTTTATTGAAGGCATTTCAAATATAATTGTTAAAAATTTAAATTCACTTGATGAGACTAAAAGACCTGTTCATTGTACAGATGCAAAGAGAGAAATAATGTATATAAAAGATGAAGATAAATGGGAAAAAGAAAATGATAATAAACAAAAAATGAGAAAGGTTATTAAAAAAATAGCACATAAAAATTCAATGATGTTAAATGAGTTTAAATCTAAACACCCAGATTGCTTAAAAAGTGAGTCAAAATATTCAGATAAGTATAATACTTTAACTTTTGAAGCTATGGGTGGCAAAGGTGATGATGATTTAGAAAAAGAAGATAAAATAATTAAAAATATCGCAAAAGAGGTTGTTATAGAAAAATCATAAATAATTTTAATTTAGCACAGCATTTTAATTTAGCACAGCATTTTAATTTAGCACAGCATTTGATGCCAATGGGCCATCATCTATAAAATCTCCTGTCACGCTATAACGTGGAGGATATGAAGGCATATATTCTATTTTATCAGGTCTATATCTTTTATAAAATAATTTTTCATTGGTATTAAATTTACTACGCCATACATTTATACCAAATTCTGGTGATGGAGTTTTTGAAAATTTTTTATCAATAAATGTTTTAGCTCTTGTTCCCATATCTGTTGTTAAAACAGAATATGTAGGAGTAGTACCAACTGTTAACTTACCCGCATCATTATCACCAGTAATATTATCCATTATTTTTTCAGCATTAGATAACGGAGGAACATATGGTTGACAACCAGGACAATCAATATCAGTAAAACATTGTTGACCTGTTATAGCACAACGTGATGTAGGACCGCAAAAATTTTTACAACTATATGTTGTGGTTAAAGGCAAATCAACTGTATGACTTGTTTTTACACTTTCATTTTGATTATTCATTTGCTGAAAACATTCTACAATATAATTGTTCTTAAATAAATAATGGATCCATTTTGACCCAAAAAATATCATAACTGCTAATAATAATATATATAATAGCCCTTTTATTAACGTCATTATACTATAAACTAATATTTTTTTAAAATGAAAACTATTTATTTAATTTAGAAAATTCTAATACTTAACATTTATTTCATATAGAAAATAAATCAAATTAATTTTATATCTTTAATATAAGTAAAATGTCAGATATAAGTGATAGTTCAGCTGTTGATGAAAAAAAAAAAGAGAATGAAGGAAATGGTTCAGAGAAACCGCCAAATTATAGCACATTTTTTTGGACTGTATTTACAACTATCGGTGTTTTTCTTTGTTATTTTTCTATAAGCAGTTATGTTTTATATGCTTGTAAAATTGCTCAAGCAAATATACTTCCAACAAATGTTAATTGTTATCCTTATACGGATCAATCTTCAAAGCCAACAAAAATAGATACAAATATTTTTAAAACATTATTTAGCGACCCACAATTATCTATAAAATTGTCATTTCCTTATAATGATACAAGTGGTAGTATAGATGAAAACGCAACATATAGTCTTCTTGGAAAATTAAGAAATAATAAAAAGACAGCTTCTGTTACAGGTATGTTTTTTATAAATATTATTGAAAATTTATTTGAATTTAATTATTCAACTATAGATACCATATTAAATTTTTTAAATCAATTGCCTGAAATTCTTATTATATTATTTGGACCATTCATATTAAGTATTATAACAGGTGTTTTATTTATTGGATCATGGTTTTATGGAGTTTATTTATGGCTTTCAAACTTACCAATATTTTTTAAGGAGGGAACTAAAAAAGGCAAACTGGGAGCAGATTTATCATTTTATGATACAGATTACTGGGTTGGTATAGCTCAAATAATATTCTTTTTTATAATGTTAGTTGTTTGTATTTTTTCAATAATACCTATACCCATTATTAATAGTTTAATAATATTTTGCGTTTTGGTATCAATTGCTTGTTATAGAGGTAGTATAAAAGGTTTGAATAATAAAGGTATTGGGTTATCTTACATAATTTCAGAAGTTTTTAAATGTTATAAAATACCCATTGTATTAATGTTATGCGTTATTATTATAAGTTTGGCATTTTCATATTTGGGATATGTTTCAGGTGTCGTATCAGTTGGGTTATTAATAGCTTTTTATTTTGGTTTGTTTAAGTTTGATTTGTTTAAATCAATTTGTGATCTTAATCTAAATATTTATACTAATGTTGACACTGGAACTGATAAACAAGCTGGAAGAAACGATTGTGAAGCACCAGAAAAAACCGAAAGTTCAGGTCATGGGTTTTTGTGGAAATTACTTGTAGGAAATATAGATGAAGGAACTACTGGAAAAGGAACTACTGGAAATGGAACTACTGGAACTACTGGAAATGGAACTACTGGAACTACTGGAAATGGAACTACCGGAACTACCGGAAATAAAGAAGTAGAAATGAAAAATATAACACCAACAACATCATCTTCAGAACCATCGTCATCATCTTCATCATCATCTTCAGAACAATTAGAAACAGCAAAAAAAGGCGGATCATTTATAGGCGGCGCTAATATTATCAAGATGCTAAAAAAAATGAAGAAGAAATAAAAATACAATATTAAAAATACAATATAAATATATAATTTTATTGTATTTTAATGAATAAAAAAAAGGAAATCAAAAATAAAACTCCCTTTGTAAGTATTTGCACACCAACTTTTAATAGACGTCCATTTTTTCCATTTATAATAAAATGTTTTGAAAATCAGACATATCCAAAAGATAAAATGGAATGGATTATAATTGACGATGGAACAGATAAAATAGAAGATATTGTATCACATATTCCCCAAGTCAAATATTTCAAATATGATATGAAAATGTCAATAGGAAAAAAAAGAAATATCAGTAATGAAAAGTCAAGAGGAGACATAATTATTTATATGGATGATGATGATTATTATCCACCTGAGAGAGTTAGTCATGCTGTAGATATGCTATTGGCAAATCCCAAGGCTTTATGTGCTGGTTCAAGCGAAATGTTAATTTATTTTAAACATATTGACAAAATGTATAAATTTGGTCCTTATGGTCCAAATCATTCAACTGCGGCAACTTTTGCTTTCAGAAGAGAATTATTAAAGCAAACAAGGTTTGACGAAAATTCTTCGGTAGCAGAAGAGAAAAAGTTTTTGAAAGAATACAAAATACCATTTGTTCAATTAGATATGAAAAAGTCCATTTTGGTTTTTTCACATAACCATAATTCATTTGATAAAAAGGAATTGTTAAAGCAGTTACCAAATCCAACTATTCACGAAACCGATATTGTTCCAGCTGATATAATAAAAGAAGCAAATATATTGAATTTTTTTATGAAAGATATTGATAAGCTTTTAGATGATTATAAACCAGGAAGTCCAGAAAATAAACCAGACGTTACAAAACAAATAGCAGAAATAAGAGAAAATAGAGAAAAAATGATAAAAGACCAACAAGAGTATAATAATTTAATAAATAAATTACATGTTAACAATAATCCTCAAATAGTGCAAAATAAAATAGATGAATTTGCTTTTATTATTCAAGAGTTAACAAATGAAAATAATATGTTAAAAGACAAGGTCAATTACTTGCAGACAAAAATAACCCAGATTTTAACTGAACAAATACAAATTAAAAAGGGGTTACAAGCTCCGATTAAATAATTATAATAAATATACTTAAAAAGATATCAATAATTATAACATTAACAATAAAATGAGCGCAGATATGTATTCTAATAAAATCGAAAATGATAACACCGATATTGATGACAGTGAGATGAATGATAGTGAGATCGATGATGATAAAAGAGAGTTATTAAGATTAAAAAGATTGGATAAAAATTATCATGTGGTTTATAGAAGAAAATATAATGACATTTTAGATAAAGTTGTTAGGACAAAAGTGGAGATATATACCACTAATTCGACTGGGTCTAAAATCAGAAATGCTGAAACAGGTGAGTATTCTAATTATACTGTAGGCAGTAAATACGAAGAGTTGTTTTTTTCAGTTGTGTTATCAACTGGTGAATGTTCTGGTAAATATAAGATGCCGTTATTGTTTTTTACGTCGCCTCGTCATTATGAACAAGTGATGGGTGCAGAGGTATCTGAAGATACGATTTATAGATGGAATTTAAAACGAAATTCATTAATAAAACAGATGGAAACTGAGAGTAGCCATCATAGATGTGATGTATTGGTTAAGTAAAAAATATGTAGCTACATATTTCATTTAAAAACAAATTAATACAATTAAATAAAAACAAATATTAATATTTCAAAATAAATATTAATATTTTTGTATGATAAAATTAAAAAACTTATTCATCATCTAAGTCCTCTTCATCTTCGGCTTCAGCTTCAATTTCTTTATCGACAGTTCCAGGTGCGTTTTCCTTAATATATTTTTCTAAATATCTATAAATTCTATTAATATCAAGTTTGGTAATTTCATAATTTTCAAACAAGGCAAAAATTTCATTATCGTCGTATTTATTTTTTAAATCAATAAAGTAACCAAATAGATCTTTTTTATCCATTCCGAGCTTTTGACATAATTTTTGAATAAATAATGAATTATTGTATTCGGTGGAATACTTAGTTAATACTTTTGTAAATCTTACCTCAGGAGGGTTATATTTTTGTTTTTTTTTAAAATGTTCATGATATAATTTATTATTTTTGAAAGTTTTAATTAACGAGCTCATTTCATTAAATTGCCAAATTTGCTTTTGAAACGTGATCCTATCAATATAATCAGAAAAGCAAATGTTATTTAACTGCTCGATATAAAATGGTATCGACACACTTTTATCATATTTATCAATAACATCAATAATATTTTCATGCCATAATAATCCAACACTGGTTCTATCAGTTTCATTCATAATGTTGTTATGTTCTTTAATATTGTAACTATTATTAATAAGCCTACTGGTGATTTTTTTGGTGTCATCATTATAAGACTTCATTTGAAAAATATTTTCAATAATTTCAGTTTTAAAAATATCGGGTTTATTTTTATAAATATTGTAAATACTATTAACCTTTCTTAAATCGCCTTGAGTAAAATTAATAATTTTTGTTTGACTGTTTGCATCAATATGAGTAAATAATGACTGAATAATTTGATTAATTTGCGATGTAATAGGAGTTTTAAGTTCAACCGTATTGCAAACCTTCATAAGTTCTTTAATTTTTTTATCCACACGATAATTCCCGATACAAATAATAGGATTAATTGTAACCTCTTCAAGTTTTTGTTTTTTTGTCTTTTTAGGTCGAATAAGTTTAATTAATGTATTGATACCACCTTTGTCACCATTGTTCATGCCATCAATTTCATCCATTATAATAGCAATTTTCTTGACTTTTTTGTTAAAAAGGCTCATAATATTTTTATCTGACATATTATGTTTAGTAATGTCTTCAATAACAGATGTATTTCTAATGTCTCCGGCATCATAATTAATAATATCATAATCTAATTCTTTCAGAATATTGGTAACAAAGGTGGTTTTACCTGTACCAGGGTCACCATAAACATAAATACCTTTTTTAAATAACATATTGTTCTTATTTTGTTCAAATGATCTCAAGATGTCCTTAATATTATTAGCTTTTTCATCTCTATTTAAAATTTTATTAATATTTAATTCATCCATATTATATATTAATTTAAATTCTTTTTATGTTGATTTTTACTCAAAGCAAGTTCTATGAATAATAAACTTTAGCTTTGACATGGGTTATTAACACCATATGTTATACCATCCCAAGAAACATTACAATTTTTAGCCCATTTAAATTTGTTACATGTTCCGCTGTCGCCTGAAAAAACAGACGAATTAAAATTCATAATTAATTGTTTATCTCCAGATTTTGGTGGACATGTTCCTAAATCTTTAACATTAGTGCAAGTTGTATTATTGCCAGAACCATCTATATTCCAATAATCAGGACAATCTTGAAGTATAGGAGGCCATGAAGTATTTTTTTTAGATGACATTGTAATTCCTATAAATATTAAAGCAATAATTAAAACAATTATAGCTACAATTAAAACAATTTTTTGAAATCCTTCCATTTATATATAAAATAAATATATATAATTTTTTCTATAAGAGTAATATAAATGAATAATAATGGACGCGTGGATATTAAAAGCCCAAATACTTCAGCTTTATTTGAAATGTATGATAAAATACCAGCAAATCAATGTGTAACATTTAGGAACCCTACAGAAGGTTTGTGGACAGACACAATTTTATCTACAGTTTTTTTCTCTCAACAGAATATTCAAGTGTTACAAAATGGAATAAGAGCAGGTGTTTACCATAGGTCGAATGGTCAATACACAATTGGTCCTCAAGATTGCGACTCTTTAAAAATAGTGATGCGAAGTGTTTTTTTACAAAATTCAGCAAATCAGCCAAATAATATTACTCAACAGGTTATCGAACTAAACAAAATTGTATTAAATTATTGCATCCAACAGGTTTATAGTGAGGCGCAAGGTTATATGAAATATATAGATGATGCGAGCACATTGGTTATTCCTATAGCTCATCCTATTATGACGGATAATACTGATAGACTACTTGAATTTAAAACGTGGTTTTAATTATTAAATTATTAATAATTTATTTATTATTAATAATAATATTAAAATAATTGTGTTCAATAATTTCCAGAAATTATTATATAACTCAAAAAAATACCAAAAAAATTCTTTGCAAACAAATCTAATATATTATAAAGTGAATTTTTAACATAATAAGGCAAAACAGCTACACAACCATACAATGACCAAAAAAAGAAAAAATACCAAAACAATAAATATCCACTTGTGTTTTCAGTTACATAATTTACATAAATAAGATAGTAATAAATTAAAAATGGTATAAAACCTAAAAATACTCCCATCAAAACAGGGATAGCTCTTATTTCACCCAAATAACCAAAAAGTAACATTAACCAATTCAAAAGCAATACAGGTATAATAACACTTGAATTTTCATTTAAAAGTGTAAAAACATCTAATTCGCCTGTTTTGTTTTCTACCTTTTTACTCAAATAAATTAAATATATAATTAATGTTATTAACATTGTTGGAGTTGTAATAGCCCAATCTATATATCTTTTTGGTGTAACATTTAATATCTTAGTAAAATTATAAGCTAACCAAATATAAAATGAACCTTCAATAAATTGAACAACTAATTCTATTAATAGTAATTGTCTTATTATATTATAAATAGTTGGAACTTTTATAAAAAATACTCCTAATTCTATTATTCCTGATACAAACTGAAAAATAATTGAAACTAATAATGTAATATAAAATAAATATTTTGTATCCATATTATATTAGTTAAATATTTTAGTTTTATAAAATTATATAAAATTATATAAAATTATATAGAAATCATATTTGATTTATCAAAATTATTAATATTAAATATCATAGTAGGTCTCTCTTTATCCCCTTCAAAATCTATATTATTTATATTTTTTGTATAATAATATATAGCTATTGACTCTCTACAAATATTATCTGGAACATTTAATGGTTCTGGATGACCATGTAAACTGGTTTTAGTCGTATTAAAAATAACACATCTATTTAATAATGGTGATATCTTGTAATTTACATTTTGTTTTATCATATCACATAATAATAGATGACCATTATATTCATCTTTCCAATTAGGATTTAAATATAATAATAAATTAATTCTTCTATCCAGACGACCATGATTATCAGAGTTATAACTGTTAAAATCTGTATGAGCTTGTAAAAATCCATCCTTTAAAATTCTATGTATTCCAGCTCCTTTTAATTTTAAATCGTTTCGTATAATTCCGGTAATTCCAGTTAATTTTTCCAAATAATTTATAAATTCGTCGCTAACTAAGTATTTGAATACATTTGATAAATTTTCACCAAGATTATTTTGAAAAGCATATTTATTTGATTCCCAACTTGCATCAAAAAATTTATAGTCTGCTTTAGATGTTTCAAGCTTTCTAACATCTTCAAGAATTGGGCTAATATATTCTTCATTTAAAAAATCATCAACTACAGTAAACTTAAATGGAACTGTGTTTGTATAACCGGATAACATGGATTCTTTAGTTTTATCAGAAATCATAATGTAATAATATTATATTTAATTCTATATTTAATATTATTTTTTCACAATTGAATTAATATTTATTTTTTGGGTTTCTCTCTTCAACCTATTTTTAACACTGTTTTTATAAAAGATAAAACTATTAAATAACAGTCTTTGTATATATTTATAATATGTTTCATCAATTACCAACAGAAATTATTGATAATATCCTTTTGTTTTGTGATAACTATATTAGAGCAGATTTGCGTTGTAAAAGAACAAATAAATTAAAAAAAGGAATGCTTGATATTGGTAACAAATTATGTCTGGAAAGCAGTAAACATGTTGACGATACAAATAATTCAATAACTTATATTGTAAATAAAAAATATACCGAAGATCTTTATGGTTATTTTTTTAAAATTATTAACAGCAAAGACATTAATTATCAATGGATAAAGGTATCAAGTTGGTAGTTTAATTAATTAATATTTATGTATTGTTACGAGTTTATTCATCTTCAAGCACTAATTTTTGTCCGCTTTTCGCAGTTTTTTTAACAACGGTTCCTTTTGAAACAATCTTCTTTTTCACTGTTTCGCCATCCATAAGTCTTTGTCTAACTTCCTTATATTCCAAATATTGTTTTAATAAATTATCCAATTCTGAAGACCACATCTGATTTACAGTTGTGCCTTTAATAGTTGCCAACTCAACCTGTTTGTTACCCTTTTCGCTAAGCAATTTTTCAATATTTTCTTCGGTAACCGAGTCCATCGGCATTTTAGTCAAATATTTATATTCGGTGTCATCATCAATTATATCGTAGTCCTTACTTTGCAACATTGATATAACTTGTTCCTTCTTCTTTTTTCTTAAATCAATTGTGCCGTCCAAGTTCTCCTTTATATATTTTGACTTGTTTGTCAATAGTATAAGCTCTTTTTCAATATCTTTTATCATATAGTCCTTTCTTGTTTGATATAACTTATATCTGACATCATAATACACGTCAATAATATCTGAAATATTATCAAATTTTTGTAACTTGTCATCTGCGTCAAATAAATGCATATTAGTTGTGGTATTTGTAGTATATAATTTCAATAATTTTTCAAGACCGTTACATGCGTAATCACCTTTGGATAGTTCTAATTCTTCTAACTTACCCTTCGCAAATGTAATTGTAAAATCAACATTAGTATCTTTGCTCATATCATCATAATCCTTAACCACAGAAACAATTTTTTTCCCTTCTTTATCATTGCCAGGTTCAATTAAATTTTCTAATAATTCTTTAAAATCTTCAGTCCAAAATCCAACAGGCAATTCAGTTACTCTAATTTTATCTATACCGGTCTTTTCATACAAACCTTTAATCAAGTATTTATCATCACTAATTTTTGTTATTTGACCCTTAAATCCTTCATAATAAGGTATAAAGTCAAATGTGTCATTGCCAATTGTCAATTTATTTTTTAAATACTGAATAATTTGAAGAGGATTATAACACATAATATCAGTGCTAAAACCAGTGCCAATTCCCTTTGATCCATTCACAAGAACCATTGGAATAATAGGAGCATAATAGATTGGTTCGACCATTAGTCCATCGTCATTCAAATATGTTAACACATTGTCGTCAAATGATGGGAATAAAGTTCTGGTGATTTTGTTAAGTTGAGTGAATATATATCTTTCCGATGCGCTGTCCTTGCCACCTTGAAGTCTTGTTCCAAATTGACCATTTGGCATAAACAAATTAATATTATTTGAACCGACAAAGTTTTGCGCCATACCAACAATTGCCGCGTTTAAACTGGCCTCACCATGATGATACCCTGAATTCTCAGAAACATAACCCGAGAACTGAGCTACTTTAATTTCAGTCGTCAAATTTTTCTTAAAACCTGAATATAATATTTTGCGCAATGATATTTTTAATCCATCCATCAAGTTAGGAATACTGCGGTCGCAATCGTATTTGGAGAAATGGATTAGCTCTTTATGAATAAATTCTTCATATGACACATTGGTTTTTTTAGTATCTAAATATGCCTTTCTATCATAACCCTTTAACCAATCCTTTCTGTCATCTGCGCGTTTCTTATTAAAAACCATATCAATTGTGTCATCACTTTTTTCCGAATGTTCAAACCCAACTATTTTTTTATTTTCAAAATATTCGCGAAATTCTTTGCCAGTGCTGGTTCCCAAACCCTTGTAATATTTAATTTTCCATCCTTTTGTATCGTTTTCCTCTTTCCACTCTTCGTATTCACCGTCATTATAGAAATTTAATTCAACATTACCTTTTTTAGCTTTTAGAATAGGAGTGTTCATAAATCCAATAAATCCTTGAATTTCCGTAAGAGATGACCATTCTGCTTGAAACAAATTGATACCCAATCCCTTGATATGACTGCCGTCCAAATCTTGATCCGTCATAAATAATACCTTACCATAACGCAAATGTTTATAAACATCTTCAATTGTTTCGTATTTTTTGCCAGTTTCTAAACCCAATATCTTTTTAATTTCGGCAATTTCTTTATTTTCGGAAATCTTTTTAACATGCTCACCTCTTACATTAAGAATTTTGCCTTTCATTGGATAAACACCAATCGTATTACGATCTTCAGATGATAAACCAGAAATAATACCTGCCTTTGCTGAGTCACCTTCGCAAAATATAATAACACAATCTTTAGATTTTTCAGTTCCAGCCCAATTAGCATCTGTCAATTTAGGAATGCCTCGAATACTTTTGGTTTTGGTTCCGTCTGTTTTTTTAGCAGCCTTATTTTCTTTTACTTCTGTCAATTGAAGAGCAGCATCCATCACACCCATTTTGGCAACTTTTTCAATAAATTTATCGCTGACGTCACATTTTGAGCCAAATTTTGAAGAAGGTGTATTCATATAGTCCTTAGTTTGACTATCGAATGCGGGATTTTCGATGTCGCATCTTATAAACATGATTAATTGTTCCTTAATGGTATTTTGGTTAACCTTTACCTTCTTTTTCTTTTCAATTAAATCGCAGATTTTTCTGGTGATTTGGCCTAAAATATATTCAACATGTTTGCCGCCTTTTGCCGTGTGAATACCATTTACAAACGACACTTGTGTAAATTCATTATTCGGTGTTAAAGCAACAGCGTATTCCCATCTTCCATTGGAACCGGTGTCCTCATATACGCGAGGTGAAACATTTTTATCGCCAATATACAAATCAATATATTGTTGAAAATTTTTAATAGGAACAAGTTCAGAATTGTATTTAACCTTTAATGTTTTGTCGGTTACTGCAGCTATGTCATAAACACGTTTTCGCAAGAGTGCGATAGTGTCTTGATTAAGTCCATCAAGTCCTAAACGTTTGTAGTCTGGTTTAAATGTGATTTTAGTATATGGTTTATTTTTACATTTAATAATAGAAGGTTTACATATTTCGTCCAAATTGTTTTTGAATTCTTGTTTGTATTTAAGACCACGAATGTGATCGATGGTTTCGATCGAACCATAAGTAGACCATATTAGCACAAGTTTGAAACCAAAACCGTTCTTACCACCAACGATTTTCTTTTCATCTTTGTTGTAATTGGTAGAGGTTCTGAGATGACCAAAAATCAATTCAGGTATCCATATTTTATGTTCAGGATGCTCAGCAACATCAATACCGTTGCCGTCATTAAGCATAATAATGGTGCCATCTTCTTCAATTGTGATTTCAATATTGGTTACAGGAATGGCGTTTTCTTGACCGTTTGAAATAGCTTGTGTCATTCTGACAACATGGTCGCGACAATTAACAATACCTTCATCGAAAAGTTTAAATAATCCAGGCACATATTCAATATTTCTTTCAAATATTCTGGAGTTGTCTTCATTTAAAATCCATTGTTGAGAGTCTATTTTTTCAACAGCGCCGATATACGTATCTGGGTTATCCAAGATATGTTGTTTATCGGTTTTTTGTTGATATTTATTAGCGAGATTTGCGTCTTGAGCGTTCATTTTCAGTGTAATTATATTAATTCATATTTACCTTTTAAATAATTTCAATTTTATTTAAAACAAAATATATATTCTAAAATAATATAAAATGTCAAAGACAACCTTAAAATTTACACCTGGTAATAATTCGAATGCTTCAAGAATGATTAATTATGTAGCACAACTGAATGCTCTGTATCCAAATAGTAATAATGTAAAATGTATATGCATACCGGATAAAGTTGATAAAAATTTGCCGGGTTCCGACTCAGTGTCATATAAAATCCCATATAAAATACGGTATTCGCATATAATTAGAACCAGTTTAGGAGGTTTTACACAATATGGTAACTTTTATTTAGGAAAACCATTAGAATTGAATTATCTTGGAAATGCACAAGGAATGCCTGGAGGAAGTGGTATGCCACCCAAAAATGTGTTTTAATGCGTTTGTCAAGTTATTTAGAAGTTTTATTTTTTTTCTCACTTAAATTTATAATGACAAAATATTCAAGAACGTCAACTGGAAAATATTCCGTGAGTGGTAAAACATATGATATGTTAATTGGAACCCGTGCTCAAGTATGGCATGGAACAGCTTATAAAACAACTGGTGGTCTTACTAAAAATAATATAATAAAAAATAAATCAGGAAGAATTGTTTCAAAAGCTAAACACAATAGTGCAAAGAAAGAGAAACGATTAGTCAAGGCTGGTTACTTGACCAAAAAGGGTCAATTTGGTTTTGTTAAGAATGGCAAATCGATGAAAAAGGGACGCAAAGGCAGTCGCAAAATGAGAGGCGGTATGGCCTTAGGTGGTAACCTTTCTCCTACTGCTTATGCTGGTGCAGGTGTAGGAACAAGTGGTGTTAACCTCCAATTTGTTGCTGGTAACGCGAACTAAATTAAATAATTAAATAAAAATTAAATTATTAAAAAATTAAATTAACTTTAGTTAAGTTAAATTAATTTAAGTTGTAATTGTCAAGAGTATTATAAATCCTTTATTTCAGTTTTTGTAATTTTGTAAGTTTTATTATAAAAATCTATAAACAAATATATTTGAATAACATTGGCAATTCCACATAATAACATTAAATTCCAATTTTGATTGGTTTCAACATTTTTGTATAAAATAAAACCTGAAAATAAAAATACCAATTGTGATATTTGAAGACCAGTTAAGTATTTTTTAACCGATTTTATAAAATCAAACTTTAACAAGGACAGAGCATAATATGTATACATTATAGAATGAACAAAAGAATTCAACAGAGTGGGTATCCAGAAACAATCCAGTTTATATGTATATGCCAAATGCCAAGATATAACAGCGCCGGAATGATGATATAACTGTAAAAATATAGGTTTCTTACCCTTTAAATAAATTAAAAAAGTATCGATATATTCAATATATTTTGAAATATAAAAATAAAACATGATATTATCAAATTTTTCATAAGAAAAGTAATGTTCTTTATCTATTACAATACCATTAGTATATAAAAAGTTAGATAAATCTACAAATATATATAAACTGAATAATGATAATATAACATTGTGTATCAATGCAAAATGATGTAAATATTTTTCTTCAATTACTATGTTATTTGGAAAATTAAAATATAATATAGTTGATATTATTGGTATAATGTGATTAACCATTGCTTGATATTAGAAAAACTATTTGGAAATCTTTATATTAATTTGATAATGTAAATTTTGATACACTACAATAATACAGTGATTTTTGTATTATTATAATTAATTTTTTTTTTATTTTTTTATTTTTTTACCCAACTGGTTTCAATAAATTTTTCATAAACAATATAATCTGGTATTTTAAAATATAAATATTTCTCAAAATATCTCTTGCTGACAATCGATTTATGAGAGTTAATATTACAATACTTATAATAATAATTATATGCGTCGTCAAATGAAATAAGAGCTAATGGACATTGATTTATAATTTGCGTTTTAATGTATTCAAATGATTGATCAATCTCATTATTTTTATCCCATAAAGAACAAGTTGCATTTAATATATATTTGTCTTCAACAATTTCTATGTTAGGAAAGAAATGTTTGAGGATCTTTAAAACATTTTCCTCTGAAATGTTTCCATTGCTATATAAATGCTCCGTATTTGTTTTAGACCATAGTTTAAAGAGAGAACAAATTTCATCAATTTCAATTTCATGATTAAATGCCAAACTATAATCATTTGATAAAACGGTAATTGTATTTTCCCAAAACCGAATAAAGTCACTTTGAATTGGCAAATACTTGCTTGTTATTCCAATAAACGAATCAGTTTCTTCATTATAATTATACATGTCTTTCAATATATTCTTTAAAGAATTGGAATAAATTATATTTGGTAAATTAGAATTAGAGAGAAACTGTTTCCAAACAAAATGTATATTTTTCCATTCAATTTGAACATCAGAAGAAGTGGTAATTATATATTTATTACAAAATTCAGAAACTATTAAATTAGGATTAGTGTTTTTAAGATAATACGCATAATTTTTAATTTCTTCATTCGATGTATTTTCAATAAATTTATCGGAGTTTTCATAACGTTTTGAATAATGAACAGCAACACAAAGAAGATCAAGTCCAATTTTTTTAAGGATTTCTCTCCAAACATCATTTGAAAAACTCTCATTTATTTTAATTAGTCGACAATTTTCATAAGAATGATTTTCATGATATTTAGTCATAAAATTATGTGTAGCATTATTAATTCCAATAGAGCCAAAAGCAATATTATCAAGCTCAATTAATAATTTTTTCATTTGTTGGCTAACTAAAAAAATCAAATTATTGTTTTTTTTTAATATATTATCTCCAATAATTGTCAAAAAATACTTGGCACTATTTTTGCTTGTAAAAATAGATGGATACAAAACATTTAATATATTTTGAATTGTATCCGTTTCAGGAATGCACGTAAATAAAGAGCGATCCTTAATTTGTTTAATTATATTCATTTTGGTTTTATGTTTCCATTGTAAAAGTATTCTATCTTTTGAAATACTTGATAAAAGTTTATGAATAATATCATCTTCTTTAACAATCATAAAATTGGTGCCATTATATTCGTAAAAAAAATTATTATTTGATAAATAAAAATACTGGTTTTTACTAAGAAAAACTTGAATAAAAATCTGTTGTTCATTTGATAAATAATTATTGCGACTTATGCGGTCTTCATATAATTTACACTCATTTGACAATGTATTTGGCAAATAATTCACAATATGATTATGAATTCTATGAAACATATATTCATTATTTTTATATTTTTCAAATAATTCTGATACAACATTAAAACATTTATCTTTCATTTCATCAATATTTGCATTTGCATTTGTATTTGTATTTTCAGACATTTTAAATATTATATAATAAATACTCTTTAAATAAGTATTTAAATCATAATAATCATAATACATTTTGAAATACAATATCATATATCAAATTTACTTAAATGTAAAACCATTTATTATAATAACACGATGTCATCACGATTTCTCAGATTAACCAATTTTTTAGTAAATGTCAATCAAATTCGCAGAATAGAAATACACCCAGGCGCATACAAAATTCAACTTATGCCAAATGAAATTAAAGGATTAATATTTATGGGTACTGGGTATTTTACAAGTGAAACAGAATCTTATACAGCTACTGAAAAAGACCATATTACAGATTATAAAATAATAGCTGACTGGATAAATAATAATGAAAATAATGAAAATAATAAAAAAGATTAAAAAAGATAAAATATAAAAAGGATAAAATATAAAAAGGATAATAATTAATTCATATTATAAAAATATTAAATATATTTTGATAATGTATATAAAAGTAAAATGGCCGAAAACAATACGAATGATAATGTTAAATTGTTTATTTTAGACCCTCTTTCCGTAATAATTAAATTGGCAATTATTAGTAACAAACCATATGGAACAAAAATATTGATACAAAATAATGTTATATTTTTCCAAGAACCCGGTATTTTTCAAGCATTTTGTCGGTATGTTTTAAGTACTAATAAGTCTGATTTACAATATATGTATAATCCAATACATGCTGCGTGTCAACACTTTTTAAAAAAAGAATTCATTGAAAGTAGTCCAAGAATAAAAAGTTTATTTAAATGTGCACAAATTGGTATTGATAAATTAAAAGAAACATATAAGGATTATTCTATGATTTGTCTATGCTTAAATTATTACCATACCATAATTAATAATTTTGTTGAACAAATTTACAATGATAATATTTTTTGTAAAGATAACATGACAATCTTATATAGCAATGAAATAGTTGATAAATTAAATTCTCAATGGACAAAAGATAAAATTAAAATTATTTTAGATTTGATTAGTTTTTTAACAAATGATAAAATGGCTACAAATAATGTTAAATCACTTGAAAATATTATGAATAATATTGATATTGAAACACGTGATTTAATTAATACTATATAATCGAGTTTTTTAATTGTTTAAATGTCTAAATAAATTAACAAAAATAATTTAAATCCATAAGTATTTAAAGATTTAAATTAAAAACTAAGTATAATGTCCACTTTTACTGATAAAACTAAAAATCAAACGCAAACTTTAACGGACGGAAATGTCTTAACAATTAAAACAGTTCAAATTGCTCCATTCAGAACTTTAATGACAGCATTAAAAGATATTTTGTTGGAAACTAATATTACTTTTGAACCCGACGGTATTCGTATTATAAATATGGACAAATCTCATACTATTCTTGCTCATCTTTATTTAGCAGCTCAAAATTTTGAATTTTATGAATGTAAAAAGGAAAAAATTATTATTGGGGTAAATATGTTTCATTTGTTTAAGTTAATTAATTCCATTGATAATGATGATACTTTAACTATTTATATTGAAAATGGCGATTATGTTGATGGAATTGTTTCACATTTGGCATTAAAATTTGAAAATGGTGAAATTAAACAATGTAAAACTCAAAAACTTCGGCTTATTGAACCTGACTCAGAAGAGCTTGAGTATCCAGATGTTAAATTCTCATCTATTATCAACTTGCCTTCTGCTGATTTTCAAAAAATTATTCGCGATTTGTCTTGCATTTCGGATAAATTGGAAATTAAATCTGTCGGAAATGAGCTTATATTTAAATGTTCTGGTCAATTTGCTTCTGCTGAAATTCATCGTGCCGAATCAGACGGAAGTATGGGATTTGTTTTGAAACAAGACTCTTCTAAAATTATACAAGGTGAGTTTTCTCTAAAGAACCTTGGGTACTTTATTAAATGTACTAATTTGTGTTCGCAAATTGAAGTCTACTTGGAAAATGATTTGCCACTTGTTGTGAAGTATAATGTAGCCAGTCTTGGGGAGATAAAACTGTGCCTCGCACCTTTACCAAGTTCATAAATTATAAATAATAATAATACTGATTATCGTAACAAATAATATTTACTATTTTATAATTTTGTGTATTTTGAATTAAAATAAAATAATTATTGATAATTTATTTTTATAAAATGAAATATCAATTATTTAAATAATAAATTAAATAATAAAATAAAATTATATTATTATTTTAGAATAATGTCATTAAACTATAATCAATATTTAGGTGCAAGAAGATGTTGCGATAAAAATACTTCAAATGGTCCACAAGGATATCAGGGTGCTACAGGAAGATCAATAATTGGCACAACTGGAGCTCAAGGAAACACTGGAGCTCAAGGAAGAACCGGTGCTCAAGGACGAACTGGTGCTCAAGGTTTTCAAGGACCTGCAGATGGTTATCAAGGAAACACTGGAGCTCAAGGAGAAACTGGATCTCAGGGAGAAACTGGATCTCAAGGTGATACTGGAACTCAAGGTGATACTGGGTCTCAAGGTAATACTGGGTCTCAAGGTAATACTGGGTCTCAAGGTAATACTGGGTCTCAAGGTAATACTGGAAGCACCGGAGCTCAAGGAATTACAGGAAGCACAGGAGCTGTAGGTGTTACAGGTTTTACAGGAACACAGGGAAGCACAGGAGCTCAAGGAATTACCGGAGCTACAGGAGCTGTAGGTGTTACAGGTTTTACAGGAACACAAGGAAGCACAGGAGCCCAAGGAATTACAGGAGCAGTAGGTGTTACAGGGTTTACAGGAACACAGGGAAGCACAGGAGCCCAAGGAATTACTGGAGCTACAGGAGCTGTAGGTGTTACAGGATTTACAGGAGCACAAGGATTTACAGGAGCTACAGGA